ACAAAGGCTGTTTCTACTAGAACCTTACCACCTTGACGGAAGTCGCAACGGTAGCCGATTTCGCCAGTAGCAGCATATAGTTCGTTAAGAACTTTGATTTCAAGTCCTTTACGTTCTACAAGTGCGTAATAGAATGGGTCTCCAACCATAATTGTACAAACTCCTGTTGCGATTGTGTCGATGTCATCTTGTAGGAAGACAGGGCGACCAATTAGTTCAGGTGAAGGTGATACTTTTGCCATGTCAGCTGCTGACCATGCCCAGTTATTTGTATCACGCATTGATAAAATGTATCTCCATGTTTGGGAGTTCATTAGCCAGAAAGCATCTGTACGATAACCTTCACCTAATGTGTAGAACAGTTCCCAAATTTCGTCAGGAGTAATGTTACTTGCTGTATCGAATGTAAGTGCATTAGTGTCTCCACCAGTGAAAATACCTTCGTGTTCGTTAGAACCAGTTCCTACAGCAGCTTGATAAGCTTCGGTTTGTCCATAAGCACGACCAATCATGTTGACTAGGTGGCTTTCAAGATTAGCGTCGTCATCAGCTACTAGTTCTTCAGAAACTTTGAATAGTTTAGTGTATTTTTCAACTGTTACTTGATTTTGGTTGAAAGTTGGGTCATTTGTGTCATAACTGCCAGCTTCTGCAGCACGAACAAAGTTTGTGAAGCTTGTTGCTTCGGCAGGTAGGTCGATTTTGTCACGTGAAGTTTGTACAACTTGCACGCCAGCTTTACGAACCCATGATGCGGCATCACGTTTTTCAACTACGTTTCCGTAGAAGTCATCAGGTACTAAATATCCACCTGCTGAACCTGTGCCTTCGGAAAGTGCTTTACGGGCTACTACATCATCACCAGTTTTCAGATAGTTAGCAAAAGCACGACTTTGTTCTGCTTCGCTTTCGCCAAGTTCAGTTTCAGTCTTGATATTGAAGTTACCTTTTTCTTCTTTCCAAGTCTTTCTTTCTGCTTTTACTTCTTCACGAATTGAAATACGTAAAGCTTCTTTAGCATCAATAATTTCTTGTGCTTTAGCTTCTTTTGTAGCTTGTCTTTCTTCTACATGTACCATCATTTCGTCCATTTGTTCTTTAGTTAATTTATCCATTAGTTGTTTCCTCCAGTGAATTTACTAAATACATAAAGGTTGCCCCTAATGTTAGTAATTCATCTTTAGTTAATTTGCTTTCTTTATCTTCTTCTTTTACAACAGGGTCTGCAATTACTTCTTCCTCAATGATTTCAGCTTCTTTTTCCTGCTCCAATTCTGTCTTTGTGGTATTATCCACCTGTACAAAATCCTGTGGCAGTTCAATGTCTGCTTCATCAAATAAGGTTTTCAGTGATACAGTGGCTAATTGGTTAGCCGCCATTCTTCCCTGTCCTTCGTCCACTAAGGTAAGTTCCCCTAGTGCCCATGATAAAATTTCACCAGTTGTAATATTTTTACGTACAAGATAATTAACTGCACCTGATGAAGCTTTTACTATACCTTTAATGGCATTGTCCCATATACGTTTAGCTAATGTTTTGGTCTTATCAAGGATAATATCGAACCATAATCCTGCACTATCTATACGTGTAAGGGTTGCTTTGCCAATTACTGAGGGTGCTTTTTGTTCTCCACCCCATGCTGTTAACCCGTGAAAGTAAATCACAGGTCTGCTGTCACCAATATCCATCATAAAGTCGGTGCGTGGTGAAAAGAACTCACCATCATAATCTTTACCCCCATTATGTCCACCAAATGGTGCACCAAGGGCTTCAAGTCTCCATTCACCGTCTGCGGTCTTGACAGCCTTTACTTCCGTAAATTGTAACTTTACTAGTTTATCTTTCATTTTTTTCTCCATTCAGCAAGAAAGCTAGTTATTACTTTAGCCTTTACTTTGTCTGATATTCTTTCGTAAACAGTATTAGTAGTGTCCCATCCTATTCTTTTCATAACGGACGACTGTCTTTTGCCCTGTACCCATGTTGCATATGAAGCATCATTGATAAGTCTTCCAGTAACCCCACTTTTAGATATTTTCTTCTTCCAGCGGTCTTTAAGGTTCTCAGATACGTTAGTTACTGAAATAGAACCATCTTTTCTTCTATACATTGAGCCAGTACCACGTTTATACCATCTTCCGTCCGAATTAGGTCTATTAGCTGATGTTTCTTGTGGATATTCTTTTAATTCTTCTATAGAAAGGTCAAGTCCGTAGTCTATCGCTTTTACCATAGCTTTATCAGCACTGGTATGGTCAAGTTTATTCATTACGTCTGTAAGCCCTTCCATATCCATGCTAAACATTAGTTAAATACTCCTATTACATCATCTACTGTGTTACATAATTGAAGTTTCCCGTAAAATACGTCCAGTTCTGATTGTGGGATGTAATCACTAGTGAATTTCTTCGCTGATTTTGCATCTTTCATTCTTTTAATTGACACTGTACGGTACTTTCTAAGGTCTTCATTATATTCATTTTCTACATTAACTGTCTTTGTGTCTTGGTCTGCGACAACTTCTTCTTTTTCCTCATCATCATCTTCTACTGGTGTCATGTCTAAGAAAGGATTTGCAACTGGTTCTGGTACATCGTCTTTATTGAAACCAAGTGCTAATGCTGCAACTTCTGGTTTAATAACTTTCTTTTCAACCATTTCACCTAACCATGTAGCCATTTGCGCTGTATCTTCTTGCATTACGTCCAGTTTTTCTGGTTCAAATACAAAGAAAGGAATATCGTCAAATTCAATAGATAATTCTGCATTAAATACACCAGCAATATAATCTGAACGTGGAATAACAGTTTCTGTATATAGTGATTTACGTTGTACATCCATTGTTGCGTAGTTTGCTGCTTCCCATGCACCAGCTAGTGTAGCAGATACTCCAAAAGCACCACAAATTGCACGTCTTGATTCTTCACGTACTTCTTTTAGTACTAAGTCTTTAGGTGCGTAACCTAGTGGCATTGGCTTGTATCCATGAGACATAAAGCCAGTTTTGAATTGCTTACTTGAGCCTTTAAAGTTTCTAGCAAAGCTACCAACAATTCTATTATGGTCTGTTTCATTAACTGCTTGTTCTGATGTAAAGATATAAGCTGGCATAGCACGATTCTTAAAGAATGATGCTAAGTGTTTATTAGCTTCGATTTCTACATCTGCGCTGTCACGACATGCACGCAATGGTGATGTGCTTCCAAAGTCATTAGTTGGGTGGTAATCGTGGAGATATATAATATCTTCCCTAGCTATATCAGTCTGAGACCCGCCCACGCTTTGAATGAAGTAACCAATACCATCCCTATCAGCTTTCATTGACATAGTAACTGGATTAAGTCTTTGGATAAAGATAACTTTATCGTCTGGAGTTCTAATCTTTTTAATATATGCCATACCATATAGGTCAAGGTCTTTTGATAAGGTTGAGATTAAATCATGCCAGTTGGCTTCGGGGTTTACGTCCGTAAGTACACGGTACATATCATTATCTTCCCCTAAAGCTTCTGACTCACCAGTTTCGTCTGGATATAGTGACCAAGTAATCTTTGCGATTGCTTTGGCTTTAATATCTGTACAACGGAATACCCAAGGTGAGTTCTCATAGTACTTTTCTTCATTCCACACAGTTTCTTTTAAAGTCCATTTAGGTAAAGTAACTGTTTTCTTCTTACCGTTTTCGATAACTTCTTCTTTTGTTAACACCTGCACAAGTTCTTTAGTAACCCTTATACCGTCTTCTGTGTAGTATTCTTCATCATATAACGATACATCACTCACAAAAGCCCTGTCATCACGTTCTAACCCTGCTTTTATAGCTTTCTCAGCATACATTTCTTCTGACATGTAAAAAGCTTTCCCATTACGTTGGAAAACCCTATCAAGCCAAGTAGGAAATTCCCAATGGCTAAAAAGTCTATTTGCTTCGATTGCCTTACTTTCTGCTTGCTTCATAATTTATTCCTCCACTTTAAGCCCCTTCTATTATAAGGTGACTTCTTCTGGAACTACCAATCTATGTCTACTGCTGTAAATTGTGGTCTGCTTTGGTTGCCAGCACGTATCATTAGTGCTTTACTTATTACCATATCGTCGTGGACACCCTTTACTCCTGAATAACTTGGTTTACCATTTTTATTGTACTTAACCTCATAAGCCATCATTTCCTTTCTCACTATTTCATTTTTTAAGAAGTGCCATTCTTCTGTTTCACATGCTAATTGTAGTGCTTCTATTAGTGGGGGCTTTGAACTTGCTGTAGTAGCAAATCCTGTGATAGGTAGTCCACTCATGGCTAGTTCTTCAATAATTGGTTCACCCATTGCATTACTTTCTGCCAGTATTGCCTTAATCTTCCATCTATCTGCTAATGCTACAATTTGTTTACGTTGTTCTATATAGGATATATTGTTAATCCTAAAAATGTGGAGTTCTTCTTTACAATCAGCGCACCCTATTGTCATTACTGTGAAGTCGTCGGACTTTGCTAAGTCTATTCCAGCTACAACCTTGTGCCCTGAGTGCTTATTGTGGTTGCCTTCTCCAAGTGTTAGTACATTATCAAGATTACTAAAAACCATACCTTGTGAGTCTAAGAACTCAGCCATGATTTCTTGTCTATAGGCTTCTGCCGTCATATCTTTAGTAAGGTCGTCCAGTGCTTCTTGGTTAAGGTGAGGATTTTCGTGGCTTGTTGCGTGGAAAGATTCCCATCTAGTTCCAGCCTCACATCTCATAAATAATCTAAAGAAGTGATTTCTTCTTTTGGGGGTACTGATAAAGATAGCGTTGCCACCTGTATCAAGTAACATAGGGATACCAACTAATTCCCACATTTCAGGGTTCATTTCTGCAAATTCATCTAATATAAGTAATCCAGCACTATCACCACGCAGATTTTCTGGTAAATTGGCTGTCTTAGCCCTTATTGTTCCCCTACCACAACTAACTAATTTCTTTGTTGCGTTCTTATATACTAATCCTGCATCTATTAAATCTGCAAATATTCTTAATACTTCTGTGAAAAAAGCCTCAGTTTGGTCAAGACTAGGTGCTACATATAATACACGTTCACCATTAAGCATTCTTTCTGCACCTATATGAGCAGTAAGTATAGTTTTCCCGAAACGTCTGCCCGCATTTATCACAATGCGTTTTGCATTTGAAGCTTTAATTATGTTTTGCTTCGGAGACAATATTCTTTGACGAACTATTAACTGCTTATTCTCCATTAATTTGTACATCCTCATACCTTACAACGATTTCTACATCGTTTTGAATATGTTCAGTTTGCATGTTGTGTATCTTTGAGATTAATTCAAGGGCACGTAATTTATCTGAAACTTTTTCTGTTTCCCTTGCTACAGTAGAAATTTCAACCATAGCTTCGTCAGCACTCATCATTAGTTCGTCTAACGCTTTTTGTATAGCTTCTTGTATTTCAGGTAGCCTAAGAAGTTTACAAGCTATATTCCTTGCTGTCTTAACGCTGTACCCCGCCAACCTTGCTGCTTCAGCTCCATTCCAGCACACTATGTAGTGAGCCACGAATGCCTGACGTTTAGGGGATAACTTCTTTGCCATTTTTAATCTCCTATTTAACTTTCCCATTCATCATATACTTTCATTCCTACAACTTCCCCATGTCCCTTCCATCCACTTAATAATTCAGTGTATATTTTTAAATCCCATACACCTGCTTCATCTAGTGTGTCGGAAGTGGTAGTAAATTTTGCATAGTCTGAGTTGTAGACTGATACAACATCACTGTCCCAAGTACCAGTAATTCCATTTGGTTTTCTATATTTAATTTCTAATGAAGTTTGGGTGGAAAGACTTACTCCTGCATTTAAAAGAATAACTGTTCCACCATCATTTTTAATTACTTTTTTATTTACCATATATATCCTTTAACCATTTAATAAAGTTCTAAATCAAGTTTTGAATTTAGTGTTATTTCTTGTGTAATTTTACTATCAAAACTAGAAGTTAAGTTAATTTTACTAAATAATTTAGTAACTTTTTCAACCAATCCCCTTATAAGACTAGTTATAATATTATCTACAACACCTACTATATCATAAATATATACATAAATAGCTTTTAAAGATATAAGTATATCTGAAATACCAACAACGTCTGTAATTGATTTCCTAAATGTTCCTACTTTACTGAATACATCTGTAACATCAAGTGATTCATTAAAAGTTCTAAAGAATGTACCAATTTTACTTAATATATCAGTAATATTTACATTATCTGCTAAAATAATAACTTTATTTATTACAGTAGAAAGAACGTCTGTAATTCCTAAGTTGTTATTAATAGTTCTAAAGAATGTTCCAACTTTAGTTAGTACATCTGTTACACCTAGTGATTCAGAAATAGTTCTAAAGAATGTTCCAACTTTAGTCAGTGTATCTGTTACGCTTATAGTGTCTGATAAATTTTTTGCATATCCAATTGATTTAGAAATACTATCTGTTAGTCCTATAGTATCCACAAGTATTACTATTTTATTTACTGCTGAAGTAATTGTATCTGTAATACTAAAGTTGTCTGTTATATTTCTATAAAATGTTCCTATTTTTAAAAATACATCTGTTATTCCTTCAACATCTGCTACTGTTCTAATAAATGTTCCAATCTTAGAAACAGTGTCTGTAATACCTAAACTGTCTGATATTAAAACTGCTAAAACTTTTATTTTATAAAGCATATCTGTAACACTTAGATTATCTATAATTGATACTACATAATCTACAGCATTAGTTAGCACATCTGTAACACCTAATGATTCAATAAAAGTTCTAAAGAATGTTCCAACTTTAGTTAGTACATCTGTTACACCTAGTGATTCAGAAATAGTTCTAAAGTAACTTTGTATATTACTTAATGTATCTGTTACTCCTAAGTTGTCAGCAAAGTCTATTACCTTATCAACAGACAAAGTAATTGCATCTGTTATTCCTAAATTATTAACTATAGAAACTACTATATTTCTAACGTTAGTGATTACATCTGTTATTCCTAAATTATCAGTAAAAGTTCTAAAGAATGTTCCAACTTTACTTAATGTATCTGTTACACCCACACTATCATTTATAGTTACAAATCTTGCTATAAATGTAGTAATTGTATCTGTTATCCCCAAGTTATTTATAAAAGTTCTAAAGAATGTTCCAACTTTACTTAATATATCAGAAATTCCAAGGGTATCATCTATGTTACGTATAAATGTACCAACATTACTATATACATCTGTAATGCTTACGTTATCCATTAAAGTAATAAATCTAGAAACAAAGTTTGATATTGTATCTGTAATCCCTAAGGCGTCCGTGATAGAAAAAGAAGTAGCCAGTGTTACATCATCAAAGTATCCAGTTCCAGCCATTTCGTACAAACCTACAACAGCGCTTAAAGGAGCATCAGTTGCCGTAACTTTTACTGATACTTGTGTCCAATCAGTTGAAGTTCCAGCCACA